CCCAGCGCCGGCCCCGAAATACCAGTGAACCTGCTTGCCTGGCGTAGAGCCTGCGGGCTCCATGGCGAGGAGGATCTGGTTGGTCACCGGGTGCCGCCGGCCTCCGTTGTAGCTCACGGTGGGCACAACGCCTTGGAGCACCAGACGCGGGGACGTGATGAGGTTCGCACCTGCGAACGCGAACGGTGAGGGAGGCGATCCAGTGAGCCCGTAGCCAGCTACCGCGTTGTAGCCGACGACGGCTGTACCCTCGAAGTCGAGGTTGGAGTTGAACACCCGGTAGTAGAAGTTGAGACGCCCGTCGTTCAGGGCTACGACGTGGAGTCGTGTGAAGTCCACCAGCAACGGCTCGGAGGGTTGCCAGTCAATACGAATCTCCGAAGCTGGTGCAGCAGGACTACCGTCCCAAAGATACTTGAGATAGATAGCCTCCGTGCCTGGCCGGAAGGTCGAGGGCCCCCGGATGACGAGGAACGGCCCGACCGGCGTGAACACCATGCGAAGATCATCGTTGGTAACTCCGAGTTCGTTGTTCCAGTAGACCCCGTAGTCCGACGCCGCGAGGAGGTTGACGGGTCGGACGTAGATACTAAACGTGCCTCCATCAATGCCGCCGAAGATGGCGGATGCGCGAGCCAACTCATCGAAGGGCAGAGTGCTGAACCCGAAGCTGTAGAGCGCAGACTCAGCGTGAGGGAGCGCGGTAGGCATGGCCGGGTCGAGCACGGCGCTGTCGAGCAGACTCTCTCGGGCGAGCACAAGCACGGGCCCCAGCGGGGTCGAGGCGTGCAGGTAGGTCGCGTCACCTGAGCGCTGGTAGTCAGGGGAGGCGCGAGGCATGAACCCTAGCTGTACGGCAGAGATGAGCGAGTTCACCCCGACGCCTGGGTCCTGCTGGTCGTCGCTGCCGCGCCACAAGGAACCCCAGGCACGCACGCGCCCGGTGTTTACGGTGGGGATCAGGGTGTTGTCGAAGGGCATGGACTACTCCGCGTCCCGAACCGGCGTCAGGAGGTCGATGGCGATGCCGTTGGCGTCGCGTTGGAAGTTCGGATACTCGTCCTCGCGCAAGATGATGTCACCGACGAGAGGGAACACGTCGAACAGGATCTCGTCACCAGAGGTGAACGCCGTGGTGCCAGAGGACACGTTGAACTCCAGGTCGCCTGCCGCAGCCTGGTAGGTGACCGTCGCGTTGGTCGGGGCGCCGACAGATCCCACGCCGTCGAAAACCTCCAAGTAGTAGTTGTCTCCGGGTGCTGCGTTGCCGAACAGGGAGCCGGCCACCAAGACATCCTTGACGATGGTGTTACCCACTGTCGCTGCCGTGTCGATGTCGAACGTGAGCGTCTGGTCCCGGTTGGGGTTCAACTGAGAGCCAGCGGGGAGCGGTAGGGTGAAGTCTGGCGCGTTGTCCAGGTTGAGCCGGTTGTCCACCAGCGAGTCGTCAGTGATGAGCGTCGAGGCGCCCACGATGCGGCGGTAGACCTCGAAGTCAGTGGCGGAGGTCCAGAGGATCCTGAACTCGCGTCTGGGGACGAGCAGGGGCGTCAGGTACACCACGTTGGAGATGCCGCCGTTGCCAGCGTTGACGCGCTGGCGAGGCTGTTTGGTCACCGGGGTCGTGCGTAGCTCCTCGATGACGATGCGCTGGAGGCCGAACTCCAGCAGCGACCGCGCGAGCGTGTGGATGCGGTTCTGCGTGATCTGAGGTTCGTTCTCGTCGTCGCGCGCACCCATGCCCACGTTGTTGAAATCGTACACACCCTGCTGCACGGTCTGCGCCGGGTCCTCCGTCACGAACAGGGAGCGGACCTTCGCCACAACGTCGTCCTCGCGGAAGTTGGGCTTGACGTACACACCAAGGGTCATGCGGATGTTGATCGGTACGCCGTCGAGGACGATAGGTTGCTTACCTACAACCTTCTTGATGTCGAGGTAGGCCGCGATCTCGTTTCGCAGCGTGTTCGACAAGGGCGGACCCCCGGCAGGCACAGCCCACACGAACACCACGTTCGTGAATCCGGCAGCCGCCCCCGCCTTCGCCGTACCCGAAGGCGCATCGGGAGCGAACAGGATGTCGGCGTAGTCATCCGCAGTCACCGCCCGGTCGTTGGTCTTGATCGAGGCGGGCAGGGCACTCTTGGCTTCGCGGAGGCTCTGCCGCGGCTTGCCGCCCGTAGCCCGCGCCGGGTTCTGGACCGAGAGCACACCAGGCACAGGCGTCAGGATGGTGGAGATGGTGCGAGGGTTGATGTTCGACGCTGTACCGCCGCCGACCTTGTAGGTGGCTCGGATCTCCGCGCCGAACGATGGGATCTTGCCGTTGATGCCGTCACCAAAGACGATGCGCGTGGTGTCGGCCTCGTCCGTCTCGACAAAGTAGACCTCGCTGGTGCTCTGCGCGTTGACGCGGGCCCGCTCTCGGCTCCAAGGCACCCCAGCTACGGTCACGGTGAGCACAGGAGCCCCAGCACTCCAGATCACAGGGGCCTGGGCAAGCTCGTACTCCTGGGCGGGGCTGCCGTCCGACGTGCCGAGCAACTCCTGGTCCTGTAGGTCGCCGTTCGTGAAGGGCACCGTCTGGGGGCTCGCGGTGATGAGCACGTCAGCGGAGGGCATGAACACGGACCCGTTCGCGGCGCCCACCTTGAAGCTCTCCGCGTCGAGGGGGTAGGGGATCTGGGCGACGTTGGAGATGACCTCCATATCGACGCTCGACGCCACAGGCCCCGGCAACTCGTAGTCGTACCCCTTGGCGATGTTGATGAAGTTCTTTCGACGCCGCGCCGTCGCAGGCTGCGTCTCACCGATGGTCACGTTGAACTGGTACGTGATCAGATCGGTGAGGTAGGCCAGGATCTTGAGGAACACGACGGCGAACTCGCTGTCGTTGAAGTTCGTCCAGCGGTCATGGAACTGCGTCTGCGCGTAGGTCCGCAGATCAGCTTCCACCGCAGGGGCGTCAAGGCTCGTGTAGTCGATGACAACCGAGTTGTCCTTGATGAGATCAATACCTGCTCCGATAGCCATGTCAGACGCCCTCCGGGGTTCCGTTCAGAGAAAAGGGGAACACCAACGTGTCGGGCTGTCCAGTCGCCCGAACGCGGTAGCGGATACGGGCCTTGACCGACAGCGTGTTGCGGTCTGTGCCGCTCACCTCGAAGGTCGTGCCCAGGTAGAACACCCGCTTCTCGTGCCGCTTGAGCGCCTCGCCCACCTCCAGACGGAAAAGCTCAAGCAAGCCGTCGAGGTCGTTCGAGAACAGCAACCTCTCGATGCGGGTGCCCATGAGTTCCAGCAGCGGGATCTCCTCGTAGACCGTCGTGATGAGGTTGAGGATACAGGACGAGATGGACTCCTCGCCCTCAGCGCGCTTGAAGTCACCCGTCGTCGGGTCCTCGCGGGGCGGCCACGCCATGCCCTTGCCGAGCGCAGCACCAGGCTCGCCAGGGTCGAAGTCGGGGATGAGGGGCTGGAACTCGTCAGTCATGGGATGGGTAGGATCTGTTGAAGGGTGCCGTAGATGCCACTGCCGCCGTAGAGCACGAGGCCCAGTGCGACCGAGTCCGCTGCCACGGGCGGCGGGTTCTGGGCGCGGAAGAACTCGGTGATGAAGCCCACGTCACCGAAGTTCTGCGGTGGGATGGGAAGCACGTTCAAGTTCGTGACGTTACCAAGCTGCTGGAGCAGAGCCACGATGGTTTGGATCTGACCAATGATGTTCTGGATGAGGGCGACCTTGGCTTGGAGCAGGTTGATCAGCCGAGACAAGACGTTGAGCGCGTCTTGGAGAGGACCGCCAGCGTTGGGGATCTGGTCGCGGACTCGTGCGAGCGCATCGACGGCGAGCGCGAGCGGAGGGAACACGTCGATGACCCGCTTCGTGTACCAGTCGGGAGGCTTGCTCTGCGGGATGTAGTTGAGGACGTAGGCATCGCCCACCTCCAGGTCGTTGGAGAAGCCGGGATCGAGGAAGAAGCGACCGTCGAAGGGGTTGAAAAAGTTGACGATAGCGGACTGCCCTGCGTTGCGGCCGTTGAAGCCGTCGATGCGGTATCCGTTCCACTGGCTGCCGGTGTTGTTCTGCAAGTCGGCCAAGTCGGCGTCGATGAAGGTCGAGGAGGGATCGGCCCCCTCCACCAGCGACGTGACGGTGCCAGTAGCCCCGACCAGGTTGAAGGGCGGGCGCTCTCCGGGGAGGCTGTTGACGTAGTCGATGAACTCGCGCCAGCCGTCGCCAAAGAGGGACTGGAACGCCTGTGCCAGTGGCACCAAGTCCTGAAAGCTGGGGGCAAAAACAGCGATGACCACGCCCCCGCTGGTGTCGTTGGCTCCGAAGTTGGGGCGGTTGATGTCACCCTGGTCAGTGAGCGCGTCTTGGATGATACGCCCGAACCCTGCGAGCCCCCGGTTACCCTGGTCCGTCAGGAACGTGGGCTTGATGAGCAGCACGTTGACCTGATTCGTGATCAGGTCTTGGATGAGGGCATTGATAGCTTGGCGCACCAGTTCGTTCGGGTCGCCCACGACACCGATGAGCGTCTCGATGACCTCCAGTGCCGTGGCGGCAGTCTGAGCAGCCGCAGCCGCAGCGTTCAGCAACGGGTCGAGCGTACCGAAGATCTGCTCCAGCAGAGGGATCAGCGGAAGGTCGTCACCGTCGATGGTAAGCCAGGTAGCCATTAGAGGGGGGTCACTCGGTGGATGGTGTTGGAAGCTGCCGCGGCTGCCGTCCAGATCGGGATAGCTACGGCGAGGCCACTGAGATAGGTGGCGATGGCGGCGAGCCACACACCTTCGGGGGCCGGTGGGGGCGGTCGCGTGGCGGCGTAGGCCGCCGTCGCAGTAGCGAGCGTGGCAGCGAGCCCGCCCCACGTACCGTTGAAGGTAGCCAGGCCAGCGTTGAAGGTGAGCCCACCCATGATGGGCTCGATGGCAGCGACGGGAGACGACGAGCCCACGAGGGTCACCCCTGTCGGAGAGATGATCTCCGCCTTCGTGGCACCAAGCACGGTCGTAGACAGGCCAGCGATCGACATCGTGCCAGCGGCGGCGATGTTCGCATCGGCCAGAGACTCCAGCAGCAGCGAGGCGACGTTCAGGGTGTAGGTGCCGTTGATCTGCCGACTGACGTTGGCCTTGGAGATCTGGGTGACCTCGCTCTCCTCTAGGATGCGCCGCGCCTGGAGGTAGACCTCGGTCGTGTTGCCGCGAACCTGGATGTGGTAGTCGCGGTCGAGAACCTCCTTGCAGGTGCCCACGACGTGCCGCAGATCGTCATCGCTCACGTAGGTGTAGCGCTTGCCGACAACCTTGGTGATGAGGCTACCATCTGGGGTCATCTCCCAGTAGGTGCCGCCCCGGTGGTACACCTTGACGCGCTCGCGGTTCGGGGTGTCGTCGGCTTCGATGATGTGCCCGCTAGGGCTCTTGTAGAACCTGTTGCGAGGGTACAGCGCCTCGTTACTCGGGCGCGGCTCGCTTGCGGGCTCGCTCTCGGCCAGGTCACCGTCAGAGTTGAAGTCGAGGAGCCGGGTCGCCGCGCTGCCGTTGGGCGGCAGGAACGACTCATCGCCGTTGTTGGAGATCTCGGAAATGGGCGGCGTGTAGTTGGGGATGTCACCCTCGCCGTACCAGAAGCCTCCGGTGTAGATGGGGAAGCGTGGATCGCCGTGCCGGA